TTTACATGAGAAATAATCTTATCTGCAATCTTATCTAAACCATTTCTTTGCCATTTAGTTTCACATGGCTTTCTACCTACTTTTCTATTGGCTGGGTATTCTTTCCAGAAATCATTAAATCTACTAGACAACGATATATCTGTCTCTCTCTCTGTCTCTGTAACCCCACTTTGCTTGCATGATGCTAGCATGATGCTATCATTATCAATAAGCCATTGATTTAATACAACTAAATGTTTATTCAAATCATCTTCTGACATTTGCAAGCGAAATGCTAGCGTTCTGCTATCTGGCAAATTTCCATCAACATCTTCTGATGCAATTAACCAAATATTTATTAAAACCCATGCACTTTTACTATCTTTTAATGCAAACCAATCTGGATTTTTTAATAGGTCATTATGAACCTTAATCCATGGTGGACATCTATTATTATAATGCTGAAATTTCTTCCAATTTTTAGGCATCATACTATTCTCCTTGAGGAATAGTTTCAGCTTGTCTACGCTTAACTAAAATCTCCTCAATTTGCTCAACTCGTTTTTTAGGAATATCTTTTGTTGGTTCTTTAGCCCAATACTGAATAGCTTGAATGGAAATGTCTAAAGCATATGCCATCTTACGTCTTGAGTTATTAAAGTGTGCTACCGCCTCTGTAAAGTTCATTTAAATCTCCTTATTGAAATGAATAGCGACTATAGCACCCAATACAAATCTTGTCAAGAACTATAAAAGTCAAATAAATACCCCCCTATTAAAATACTTGTTGACATTAATTACAAGTAGGAGTATAGTGGCTTTTCAAGTTTAGGAGTGCATATGGACATAGACAGATTTATGAGAATTGTTACTAACGATAGGTTGCAAAGAAAGTTTACACAAAAGTTCTATTATGTGGTAAAGTGGTTTGTAGTAATATTTTGGGGGTACATAATATGGCATCTGATTTAAAACATATAGCATTAATATTAAGTGAATTAGTAAATGAATTAAAAGAAGACAACGATAGATGGGAGAAAGCAAATGAGTCAACAACAACATTACGACCAAGTGATGATGGAGCAACACCAGAAGGAAGTATTAGAGACATTAAATTATGTAACAGGGGAGAAAACGATGAACATACACAGTAAGTTAATGCAAGCAAGATTAAAGTTACAAGTAGCAGACCTCAAGAAATCTGGTCATAATAAATTTGCTGGATACAAGTATTTTGAGTTAGGTGATTTTTTACCTACTATTCAAGAGATTTGTAATGAGGTGGGTATCTGTGGCACAGTTACATTTTATACAGACATTGCAGTATTAACTATTACAGATATGAATGATGCTACACAATTTATTGAGTTTAAATGCCCTATGTCAAGTGCTGCCTTAAAAGGTTGCCATGAAGTTCAGAACTTAGGTGCAGTGCAAACTTACTTGCGTAGATATTTATGGACTAATGCTTTTGAGATTGTAGAGCATGATGCCATTGACTCCAGTGCAGGTGCAGTTATTAAAATGAAAGACACCAAAGCAGAGGATTTTATTTAATGGAACAGCGTACAGAAGAGTGGTTTCAAGCACGACTAGGAAAGGTTACAGCTAGTCGTGTGGCTGATGTACTGTCTAAGATTAAGAGTGGTGAATCTGCTTCTAGACGTAACTACAAAATTCAGTTAGTAAGTGAAAGGTTGACTGGAGAAAAGCAAGAAACATATATTAACCAAGCTATGCAAGATGGAATTGATAGAGAGTTTTATGCTAGGGAAAAGTATGTGCAACAATTTGGAGAAGTGGAAGAGGTAGGATTTATTAAACATCCTACCTTAGAAGCTGGTGCAAGTCCTGATGGCATGGTAGGTGATGATGGCATTATTGAAATCAAATGTCCGATGGGAAGTACGCATACAGAAACATTAATGACGCAAGATATACCAAGTAAGTATGTTCCTCAAGTACAGTTTCAGCTTTTGGTAACAGGTCGTAAGTGGTGTGACTTTGTAAGTTATAACCCAATGTTTCCAGAACACTTGCAAGTATTTGTAAAGCGTATAGAAGCAGACCCAGTTTACCAAAAAGAATTAGAAGCAGAAGTAAAGCAGTTTTTGGAAGAAGTAGACGAAGTAATTAATAAACTTAAGGAGATAAAATGAAAATAACAGAGGAACAAAGGCTTAAATTAATGATAGCTTCTAGTGGGCTAACACCAAGAAAGTTTTGGGATTTGGGTGAGGAAGGACAAGCACCATATATGGAGAAATTAAATGCAGTGATAGATGAGTTATTAACTAGCACTCCAGACGCATTTAGAGGGTCAGTAGTTAAGGCTCATTATACTAGACGTAAAAACGCAATTAGATAACTTAAGGAGAATAGCATGGCAGAACAAAAATATGATAATACGAATACCTTTACATTATTTAAAAATGAACAAGGTGATAACCCTAAAAAACCTAACTATACTGGTTTAGCTAATGTAGATGGGATTGAGTTTAGAATTGCAGGATGGATTCGTGAGGGTCAAAAAGGTAAGTTTATTAGTGGTACTGTGCAGCTTAAAGATGGTGACGTTAAGCCAAAAGCAGTTGAAGTGGATGAAGATGTACCTTTCTAATGCAAAAAGGGGTTTAACACCCCTTTCTGTGCGTTTTAGAGCTATTTATTCATAACGTACATTGTTACTTCAAAGCCAAAACGCATTTCTGTTGCTGATGGTGTTGTCCACATAGTTTGCTCCTTGTTTATGACATACAAAATTGTTTGTCTAGCAAATTATGCTGTTTTTGCAATACAAAAGCAAGTGAGAAACATTTATATTACCCTAATGAAAATACGGAGACATTATGGATTTTGATGACGATATAGTAGACTATGACAATAATAGTCGTTTAACAGAGGTGCCAGAAGCTAAATTACTTGTGGCTATGCTTTACCAAACTATTAGTGATGCTTTATATACACCGAAAAAAAATAAAGAAACTGCAACAGATAAAACAGTAACAAGTTTACGGTCTAAAAACAAAATAGGTTTACGAGACAAAATAGATGCTATACAATGGTTATTTGATGATAATGATGTTTATGATTTATGTTGTGATTTAGCAGGTATGAGTAAGCATAATATTAGAAACATGGTTATTAACAAAATAGGTGCAGATAATATACTTCCTTTAGTTCATGGGTTTTACCAACCAAATGGACATTAATAATATGGAATTAGATGTTGCATGTTATGCCACTGCGGTGTATCATGAAGTAAATACTCGTTCATTAGAAGAAAAAGTAGGAGTTATTAATGTTATTCGCAATAGGTTGCGTTCTGGTCGTTGGGGTTATTCTGTATGTTCTGTCGTTTACGCTAATAATCAGTTTGCTGTGCAAGATGAAACCCACAATCCAGTTGATGAAAGGGCGTATTTGGCGACTAAACTTTTGGTTATTGATACGGTTATTTTGCATAAACATACTAACCCAGTTGCAAATGCTTTATATTTCCATGATGATTCGATACCACCAAAGAAAGAATGGTTTGGTAAAAGAAAAAAAACCCACATAGGAAGGATGGTATTTTATTAATGAAACCTATAGCATGGCTTGTAGAAGAATTTGATGGGACAGGAAAACTTGTATGGTCTGGTTTAATGACTGCAGAACCCACAGAAATGTCTTGGTTTAAAGACCTTAAATCTAAACTACACAATGTTACTATAACTCCATTAGTTCCAGATACAAAAAATGTAATTAAAGTAACTAATACTAAAAAATATGATAGCAAAAAATTAACGGAGGCAAATAGTGGATTATAAACCACTTACACAAAAACAAATAATTGATGCTTATAGCCAAGTGTTCCCAACACGATATGAACCAATGACAATAGATAGAATGATACAATTTGCAAGAATTATTGAACAATTACATGGAGTTATTTTTGAAACCTAATTTATTTATAGCAACACCTATGTATGGCGGTTTATGTTATGGCACTTACATGGAGTCTATATTAAGTTTACAAGCCCATTTAATTGCCAAAAACATAGATGCTTATTTTTCATTTTTGTATAACGAAAGCCTTATTACTCGTGGTCGCAATACATTAGTTAATGACTTTTTAAAGTCTGATTGCACTCACATGATATTTATTGATGCTGATATTCACTTTAATCCAGAACATTTATTCAAAATGATTGATTCAGATGTAGATATTATTTGTGGTCTTTACCCTAAAAAAGAAATTAACTTTGGCTCACTAGCATTTGCTATTAAAAAGAATGTGCCAGAAAATCAATTAAAATACTTTACTGGTGAATATGTAGTCAACATGGTAGGTGACATCAAAGAACAACTTGTTCCATTAGATAAGCCTTTTGAGATTAAACATGGTGGCACAGGATTCATGGTAATTAAACGTAATGTCTTTAATAAACTAAAAGACAAATGTCCTAAATATATCCATAACATGAATGATACTACTAACAATTCTGATTTAGGTGATGAGATAGTAGAATATTTTGCCACTAGCATTGATGAAGAAAAAAAACTATTGTCAGAGGATTATCATTTTTGTAAACTAGCTAGGGACAATGGCATTAAAGTTTGGGGTGCAGCATGGGCACAGTTAGTCCATACAGGGACTTATCAATATAGTGGTAGACTTGTATGATTTACTTTTTTATAGTGCCAACAGCAATTTTATTGTTAATGTTTATTGTAGCAGTAATTATGGTAGAAATAAAAAACTATAAAGAGGATGATTATGATAGATAATGACTTGATTAATAATATAAATTCATATATTATAAGCAACAAATATGCAAGTAGAACAGAAGTAAGTCGTCATTTTAATATTGGATATAAAAAACTAATGAAAATGCACGATGAAAAATTGATTAAATTAAATCCAGCTATGAGTTTAAAAACAGCATCATTGATGGGTAAAGCAGCAAGAAAACATAATAAACTTTTAAGAGGAGTATAGTCATGGTAGATATGGTTAATAGACCACCGCACTATTTACAAGGCGGTATAGAGGCAATAGATGTTATTGCTAGTCGTTTAACAAAAGAAGAATTTATTGGATATTTAAAGGGATGTAAAATGAAATACGACTTACGTTATCCATTTAAAAATTCATTTGAACAAGACCTTGAAAAGTCTGAATGGTATAAAGAAAAGTTATTAGAAGTAATGAAGGATGAGATTGCTGTTAATCCACCAGAGATTACAGCTCAATTACAAAGATTGGAAATGACAGATGATTAAATATATTATTGCATTATGTATGTTTGCTAATATTGCATTGGCAGAAACTACAACGATACTTGCACCTAGTGGTACAGTAACAGTTTGCACCACAGGTCAAGGAATTATTATTTGCGTTTAATCGTCTAGTTCTGGCACTTCTGAATAGACGGAAAGTCCATCACCACTAATTTCGATGTGACTTCCGTCATCTAGCACTATAATAAGCACGTCTTCTCCATAGTAGGATTCTGCTTCTACTATCATTTTACCTACCATATGCTCACATAGCTTTTGAATATTCATAATTTTCCTTATATGCTGATAGCGGACTCTTTGGACAATTGTTCCGCCTTCGCTGCTCGACTCCATGTCCCACATTGCTGGCATTGAAACCTCTGATAATGTCTAGTTGTAGTAATAGCAGTACCACGTTTTTGTAATTTACTAGAACCGCAATTTGGACAACAAGAATTTGCGGAATACGCATTATGATTCGGATGGTTTTTAATCCATGCCTTAAATTTATCATAAACTTTTTCTAACAAAACAACATCGTTTTTATTGTACTCTTCCATAGTTTTCCATGCCTTACGGTCATCATTCATACATTTGACCCATAAAGTATGTCCTTCATGTTCTGTTTTACTACCTAATCCTAAAGCCTGTGAAACATAATCTAGTTTGTTAGAAACAAACCTAAATTGCCTTCTTGCTACTTGTAATAAATCTATCTGTTTAGAGGGTGCTGGAGGAGGCATACCAGAGAGTAAAAACTCTTTATGTAGTATGGGTATGTCAAACCTAGAACCATTATAGTGGACTATGGCATCAGCTTCATCAAGAAGTTTATGCACAGATTCCAACATTTTTTG